AAGAACCCTTTAGGCTTTCTTTGCCTTCATCAGAGCACCAATAGCCATCTGCTCTTTAGCTGTTGATGGCTTATCGTGGGTCACTAGGCGGAACGGAGCCTCGAGGCTTGCGCCTGGATGCTTGACGAACTTACCAGAATGCTTCATCAGGTAGAAGCGACCGCTTCCGTCGTTCATCCAGTGGTGGCCTTCTGGGGCTTTCACCATGATGTTCTTATCTAGCTTCTTGAGTTTCATTTCTTCTTCTTTACACGGACGACCCTAAGCTTTCCGTCCTTTTCATATACGCGCATCCCGGCCTCCTCCGCTTGACGCTTCATGGAGTTGTACTTCTGGGTTACGGTCATCTTTTTAGCTACCGCAGGCTTCACAGTCCTCTGGGTTTTCGATGTTGCAGGTTGGCTGCTTTGCTTCTTCTAGCTCCTCGAGCCAGTCCTCAAATTCAATTCCGGTCATTTGCTTAGTTTGTTTAGTAGTTCGTAGTTTGTCTTTCCTTGTGCTGCACGCTCTTTGCTGACCTTCTTCTGGCCGACAACAGCTCCTGCTCGCTTCTTAGTGCTCTTAGCCATTACTTCTTTGCTCTGTTGCGAGAGGCCGGAATCATCCGGCGCTCGTCGTGGTCATAGTCTTCACCGTCTCCGTTACCGTAGGTTCCGGCATCACGGTTCTTCTTATTTAGGAACGCACGGTATTTCTTGCGCTCTTTGGTTGAGTGATACTCGGTATCGTATTCAGCCTTCTTAGCGCGAGCCTTTGCGTTGCTAGCGTAGTACTTACTAGTCTTCACTTTCGGAGTAGTAGCAAGCTTTGATTTTGTAGTGGGCCGGGGCCATACCTGTTGCCTTAACGGCTGCCTGTACTTGCTTGACGGCCATCATCAGGTCGGGGTTCATGACCTCGATTTCCTGCTCTGACTCCATCTCGCCCCCTTCGTTGTAGGACTTAACTCGATACTTTTTCATGTCTGTAGACGTTGAATAGCAAAGTTACCATATTGGCCTTTTGCTTGGTGATGTGAAAAAAATTTTTGCTTGCTATTGCACAATTCAAAACTTTATCTACATTTGTACTACAATTAACTAAAAATTGATACCAACTATGAAAACCAACCTCCCCCTTCTCGCTGCCGCTGGCACCACTGTTCTTGCCTTTGGCCTGTACCTTCACTTTAGCCGTCCTTACTTTGAGGATACGCCTTCTCGAATCGAGAACATGGAATGCACTCCGTACCAAGGTGTATGGTATGATGCTGAAATCGGAGACTCTGTAGTTTGTACTTTATGGGAGTTCAAGCCTTCTCAGCTTTCTGAACTAAGTGAAATCATCAGCGAGAGCGACACCACATGGTCATTTTCAAATGAGGAAGGAAAGCACACAGTATACTGGAGTAAGGACATCACCGTGCAGACATTGCACAAGGCCGATACCTTAAACAACATCATGGTATACTGGTCAGAGCAGTTCTAGTAGAAACGTCTATAAACAAGCGCTTCAGGGCTCCGAGGAGTTCCTTGGGCACTCCGGCAACGGCTTCACCAACTTGCTTAGCGGCTCCCATGTAGTCACCTTTCTTAAGGGCAATTCCGAGGCGCTCGCCTTCGGTCATGTACTTACCTGTTGGCTTCTTGGCTCCGGTAGCTTTAGCTGCGGGCTTGGTAGGAACAGTCTTACCTCCGTTTTGGTATTTCTTGGCGGTGCGGTACTTTTTCATCGTTTTGGTTTTGTGTTACAAATATATAGTTGTTGTTACTTGTTTTTTGGGCTTACGCCGGTGAAGTACATCATGGCTTGGCGCAGGGCTTCCATTTGCTTCTTCGTTGACGGGCTCATGTCAACAGCGTTAGAGATGTAGCTGTTGTTGTCTTTGGTGTTCTTCATCACACCGCCTTTGGCCATCTTCTTGACTGGGCGCTTGGCCACCATCATGCCTTTAGCCTTGAGGCTGCGGTCGAATGCTGCAACGGCGTCCGGGTCGGAACTCTTGAGCTGATTGCGCATCTCGGTGAGGTTTTGCATCTCGCGTGCCTTGGCGTTGCGGTTGAAGGTAGCCTCGGCGTTCTTGAGCTTCATGGCGTCAGCTGCTGCTTCAAGCTTGCGGCGCTCGGGTGAGATTACGCGTCCGTTGCGGTCAAGCACGTCGGTAATCTTACGAGGTGGTACTTGCTTCTTTTTGCCGCCCATCATTCCTCCGTTTTGGTACATCATGCCCAGCTTACCGCCGCCCATCATGTATCCCATTTTGTTACGCACTTCCGTGGGAAGCTTAGACAGTCCAGTCTGGCTGGGCTGTACTGGTTTCAGCGAGCCTCCTTTGGCGTAGCTGGGTTTCTTTGGGGTTTTCATAAGTCTTTTTAGCGTTTTCAAACCTAAGTAAGTGAGACAAAGTTAGTAGTTTTACTCCTGAACATAACACCCGAATAATGGCTGGTAAGACAGGTAAGTTACAAGCTGTTGCAAAGTTTGTAAGCAAGAGCAAGAAGCGCGGAAAGCACTCTAAGAAGGCTTCTAATAACAAAGGCTCTAAGAACTATTCCAAACCCTATAACGCACAAGGACGATGAGCTTGAAATCACTACAGGAAAAGATTGGTGTAACACCTGACGGGGCGTTTGGTCCTGGCACCATCAAGGCAGCGGCAAAGCATTACGGATTGAGTCCAGAGCGCGCTGCTCACTTCTTCGGACAGACCGCGCATGAGACGGGTGGCTTCAAGGCATTCTCAGAGAACCTCAACTACTCGGCTAAGGGATTGCTTGGCATCTTCAAGAAGTACTTCCCGACGGAGGCTTTGGCTAAGGAGTACGAGCGCAAGCCGGAAAAGATTGCTAACCGCGTGTATGCTTCACGCATGGGCAACGGTGATGAGGCATCAGGAGATGGATGGAAGTACCGTGGTCGTGGGGCACTGCAATTGACGGGCAAGGCAAACTACGAGGCCTTTGCTAAGTGGCTGGGTAAGCCTGAGCTGTTGGAGAAGCCAGATGCTGTTGCTACTGAGTTTGCTTTTGATAGTGCTCGGTTCTTCTTTGATAGGAACAAGTTGTGGGACATCTGCGACAAGGGCGTTACGGACGAAACCATCCTTGCTCTCACGAAGCGGGTGAATGGCGGCACGCACGGTCTTGATGACCGCGCTAGCCGCACCAAGCAGTACTACAGCTGGTTGAAATAAGAAAAGGGGAGCTTTAGGGCTCCCCTCTCTATAAGAATTTGTCACAATCCTGCTGGTTGGCTGTTGGCCTTCCTTATGCAAATATAGGGTTTTTCATATTTAGCATATCTGTTGTTTTCAGCCTGGCCCATCGGTGTGTTATCCATAGGTATTTTGGCTTTTCCCTGAAGTTTGGGTTCTTGTTGTTTTCGTAGTATTCCGTTAGGCCTTTTGAGTTTCCTCCTACGTTGACCCATTTGTTGAATGCATCTACTCCAACACCTGCTGCTTTTGCTGCTGACCTAACGCCTACGTAGATGAGTTTCGTCTGCAGGTCCACGTATATGTACTTAGCTCCTCCGTTTCCTCCTTTGCTGATGTTGTACATCTTCTGTCCCTTGTGTGCATCAATCCATAGTATCTCAAGCTCGTTGAGCTTCTCTATGGTCTCTGCCCAGCATACCAGCTCGGTGATGAAGTTGTCCCAGCCGTGTTCCTCTAGTGCTTGCCTGAATATGCTACCTGAGCCGCGGTACTTGCGGTCAAAGAAACTGCATTGATGCTGTCCGATGTAGACGAAGCCGTTTACCTTATTGGTAGTCTTGTAGATGTAACCAACCATTGGATGTAGAATTGTGACAGAACAAATATAGTGAATGGATGGAACTCGTTACATAAACTTATCTACAATCTTGTTTTCGGTGAACTTAGTTCGGGTTTTGTGAACTAACTTCGCTTAAGCCGAAGGACACCGCGGCAGCACCACCGACATCGCCGACGCACTAGCGTCGCCCCTGTCTCAAAACAGGGGCAGAGCAACGAAGGGCACCACGAACGAAGGACTCTGGTACCACTACGCCAGACCACATCAGCGCTACACCGCAGTAGCACACAGCAAAGAACAACAATACAGGCGCACTATGCTCTGACGTGAGCAGTGGCAATGTGATAGACATGAATTATCTGATTCACAGATACTTACGTTGTTTTGTCAAACATATTGAATCCCCCTTTCCTTTTCTCTTTTTTTTCGTCATGTAGCACCAATGCGGTCAATGACAGCTATATTCACGTCCATGAAACGCTGTCCTGGCTGCGCTACCCTAAAGCCACTCACAGAGTTCTCCAAGAACAAACGCAAATCAGACGGCCTACAGTCGTCCTGCAAAAGCTGTTCTGCCCAACGCTCAGCCTCATGGTATGCATCCAACAGCCATACCCGCGTAGCACAGAACAAATCCCAACGTGACCGAAACAGAGCATTCGTAGACCGCTACAAACGCCTTCACGGTAAATGCACAGACTGCGGTACAACCGACCATCGCGTTCTCCAGTTCGACCACCTGTCCGACAAAAAGAACGACGTCTCATCCATGATTTACTGCGGCAACTCCATCAAAGTAATCAAAGCCGAAATACGCAAATGCGAAATCCGCTGTGCCAATTGTCATACAATCATAACAGCTGAACGTCGCTCCAAATGACCACGCAAAATCTCACGCAGGATTTATGGGTTCGGTTTGACCCTTAAAACCGATTGAGAAATGTTTTTGGAGGGGATACTACCACCCCCACAGCCACACCCACCGCAACCCGAAGTCATTTCCATTTTGGTACGGGGTGCCTTCCGTTTTG